TTGCTCAAGAGAACGATTCTCTTATCAGCTCTATACAGTCAAGCGGAGCCTATCAAGCAGCACAGAAGGTAGAAGTAGCTCTTACTATTACAGGCGATGGAGACCTGACTAACACAATCGCCAAGAACCTTATGCAGCAGTCTTTATCCTCTGGCAATCAGACCTACATCAACAGACGCACAGGCGGCTTTGAGTAATGGCGTTACCTGCACAGATAGCAGTCTCCTTCGACTTTAGCTCTGGTGCTACCTTCGGTACAGGCTTCGTTATCGGATCACCTGAGAACGGAGTTATAGGAGTCAATTCCTTCGGCTCATCTGACGTGCTTATCCCTGTGGTTGATTTAACGCCTGACGTGTATTCAATCTCAATCCGTCGAGGTCGCAACATTATGAAGGATGCTTACGAGGCTGGCACAGCCATTGTAAGAGTCTTAGACCCATTGGGCTATTTCAACCCACAGAACCCTTCATCTCCTTACTACGGCTATCTCACGCCTCTACGCAAGCTGCGTGTGTCTGCAACTACCGACACAGCTTCACACTTTCTATTCTCTGGCTATGTCAATGATTATCGCTATTACTTCCCTCAAGGGCAAGAGACTGCCTATGTGGACATTCTCTGCACAGATGGCTACAGATTGCTACAGATGGCTAACGTGGGAACTATCGCAGACACAGCAGCAGGACAGACAACTGGCACACGCATGAATAAGATTCTTGATGATGTGCAGTTCCCTAACTCAATGCGTAGCATCGCAACAGGTCAGAACACCTGCGTAGCTGACCCTGCCACTATCCGCACAACACTAGAAGCCCTCAAGAACGTAGAGTTCTCAGAAGGTCTAGGCGCGTTCTACATGAGCCCAGATGGGACTGCAATCTTCAAGGATCGCTCAGAGGTAGTTGGCTCTCTGGCTGCTACGGCTATTGAGTTTGACCAGACAGGCAACATCCCCTATAAAAACGTCAAGTATGCCTTCGATGACAAACTCATCATTAACAGCGTGACATTCAACCGCGTAGGTGGTACTCCGCAACTGGTCTTTGACCAAGCCTCTATTGACACTTACTTCCCTCACTCTTTGACTCAAGAGAACCTTGTCGCTGAAACTGATGAAATCGTAGCCAATATCGCTAGAGAGTATGTCACGACTAGAGCATATACAACCATCCGTATAGACGAGATGACAGTTGATCTACTAGACCCAGCAGTCCCAACGGATACAATGATTGCGCTGGACTACTTCGACAACCTCAAGATTACTAACGTCACCCAAGAGGGTTCAACGATAGTTAAAACCTTGCAAGCACAGGGCTTCGCTTGGGATATTACACCAAACAAAATGCAGGTTATTGTGACTACCTTGGAGAGTATTGCTGATGGCTTCATCATTGGCAGCGATACCTTTGGTATAATCGGTACCTCGACAATGAGTTACTAGGAGAAAACAATGGCAACAGGCTTCCCAGCATCAACAGGAGACGTCTTAACGGCTGCCGCATTTAACGGGCTAGTAGCCTTTACAGTCGATGCAGACCAGACAGGCACAACCTACACAGCAGTCTTAGACGATCAGTATCAAGTCCTTGTCCCTATGAACAGAGCTACAGCGACAGCCTTTAAGATTCCTACTAACGCCTCAGTAGCGTTCCCAGTAGGTACAGCCATTACAATCCTGAACAAAGGCGCAGGTCTTTGCACAATCTCAGCAGTCACCTCTGGCACAACAACTGTGCTTAGCGCGGGAAGTGTTGCAGCTTCTCCAACCTTGGCACAATATAAGACAGCGGTCTGCATTAAGACTGCTACAGATACTTGGTATGTGGTGGGCGCGATTGCTTAATGTAATTACAGGGATTCATGGTGCTCCATTAACTTTGCCAGTAGTCACGGGCGGCACTTTATCTTCTGACGCAACTTACTATTACAGAACCTTTACTTCCACAGGTTCTTTGGGGGTTTCAGTAGCTTCTGTCACATGTGACATTCTTGTAGTTGGCGGTGGCGGTGGTGGTGGTTCTGCTGGTGCAGGAGCAGGTGGTTTAAGATACTTTGCTTCACAATCTCTTGCTGTCGGTTCATATACAACAACAGTTGGCGCAGGCGGTGCGAAAGCAGCTACTTATGGAGCAGCAGGTTCTAATGGTGGTAATTCTCAATTTAATTCATTAACACAATCTTTAGGCGGCGGCGGTGGTGGTGGTGCTGAGGCTAATAACGCGGCAAGTGGTGGCTCTGGCGGCGGCGGTGGTTCTAATGGCGGTGGTACTACAACTGGTGCTGCTGGAACTTCTGGAGAAGGTAACGCTGGACGCGGTAATGCTGGTTTCACAGGATCGCCTTATCCTTCTGGCGGCGGCGGTGGTAAAGGTGGACTAGGTAGCGCAGCTTCTTCCAACACAGTTTCAGGCGCAGGCGGTGCAGGAGATAGCACTTACTCAGCTTGGGCTTCTGCAACTTCCACAGGTGTAAGCGGTGCTTATGCTGGCGGCGGTGGTGGCGGACTTTACTTTACTGGAGGCACAGCAGGCACAGCAACAGCAGGAGGCGGTGCAGGTTCTATTAACGATGCAACAGCTACAAACGGAACTGCAAACACAGGCGGCGGTGGCGGTGGAAGCGGTCAAGGTCGCAACGGCGGCGCAGGCGGTTCTGGAATTATTATTGTTCGCTACTTAAAGACGGCGGTTTAATATGAGTCATTGGGCAGAAATAGACGAAACTAACAAAGTCATTAGGGTTCTAGTTGGCGACAACAATGAGCCAGATGAAGGCAAAGCAATCATGGAGTCCCTTGGTGGCACTTGGATAAAAACTTCGTACAACGGCACTATTCGCTACAACTATGCAGGTGTCGGATATACATACGACCCAATTGACGACGCCTTTATTGCTCCTATGCCTAATTGCGGTCATGAAGAACTATTATTAAACGATAAAAAACGATGGGAGTGTGCAAGCTGTGACGAACTCAGCAAAGCTATGCAAAGCGGGACAACAGCTTAGGCTTCAAGTTGACGATTCATTTTCGGACAGGGATAGGTCAAGCGACGGGTGGATCGCTGATGCGCGACATGTCGCAGCTGGTAAATCAGATCATATTCCAGACCCTAATAGCGGAACAGTTCGGGCAATCGACATTGACAGAGATTTATCTGGTAAAGCCAAGCCCGACCTCATGCCTAATCTTGCAGACCAGATTCGACGATTCGCCAAGAAAGATAAGTCCAAGCGAATTTCCTACATTATATTCGACAAGAGAATTGCTAGCCCTATCTTGGGCTGGCGTTGGAGAGCTTACAAAGGATCTAATCCGCACAACCATCATTGCCACGTTTCTTTCAATAAGAGCGGTGATACAGATGGTTCGTTCTTTAATATCCCGATGCTAGGAGGCACTAATGATAAAGCTAAATGACAAGCAGAAGAAAGCCATAAAGGATTACGGACTAGCCATAGCAGCTTCAGCCGTAACAATGGGCGTTGCTCTACTTACAGACATGGCTCCACAGTATGCAGTCATCATTGGCGCAGTTGCAGCTCCAGCAATCAAGTGGGCAAGCAAGAACTCTAAAGATTATGGAGTCGGTACGAAATGAGCGTACAGGACTATGCAGCACTAGCCGTTGGGATAGTGACAGTTCTCGGTGGCGTTGCTGGATACGTCCAGTTCATGATTAAGCATTACCTCAAAGAGCTTCGACCTAATGGAGGTTCAAGCATAAAGGATTCAGTCAATCGCTTAGAAGCGCGTGTCGATACCATCATCGACCTTTTAGGTAAGTAACACTTAAGCCATGGCAAGGAAGAAAGCAGTAATAGACCTTGGAGCGTACAACGCTCTCGATGCTCATGCGATAGCACTTAATGAGTGGTACAAGAGCCTGCGCAAAGCTGGCTTCTCTGTAGATTTAGCTCTAGGCATTATCGTAGAAAAGGATGCCTTTCCAGACTGGATTCTTCCAACCATCCCAAACAAAATAGATACACAACCCTATGAGGATGATGACGAGGACTAGATGAAGCGAATCGTAATTCTGAGTGACCTACAGGTTCCTTTCGAGGATACCCACGTTACTCAGAACATAGCAAGATTCTTGACTAAGTTTAAGCCAGACCAGACAGTAACAATAGGTGACGAGATTGACTTCCAGACCATAAGCAAGTGGTCGGAAGGTACGCCTCAAGCCTACGAGCAGAGCCTTGGCGATGACAGAGACAGATGCGTGAACCTTCTCTGGGAGCTAGGCGTTACAGACTGCATACGATCCAACCACACAGACCGCCTCTACAACATAATCATGAAGAAGATACCCAGCTTCCTATCCTTGCCAGAGCTGCGATTCGAGAAGTTCATGAAGTTCGATGAGCTAGGCATAACCTTTCACAAGAACCCAATGGCTATCGCTCCCAACTGGATTGCAGTACATGGAGACCACACCCCTATCAAGCAGCTAGGTGGGCTCTCAGCCCTAGAAGCAGCCCGTAGGCATGGGAAGAACGTTATCTCTGGTCATACCCATAGAGCAGGGCGTAGTGCCTTCACAGAAGCCTCTGGAGGGCGTTTAGGGCGTGTTTTACATGGTGTCGAGGTAGGCAACCTCATGGACTTTAGACAAGCCTCATACACCAAGGGAACGGCTAATTGGCAGCAAGCCTTCGCAATCATGTATGTGCATGGAAATAGCGTCCAAGTGGACATAATTAACATCGAGAAGAACGGCACCTTCATTGTGCAGGGCAAGGTCTATGGAAGGGTTCGCTAGACCAGACTTCGGAGACGAAACTGTGGACGAAA